GATGACCCAGCTGATGGAACCGTATGTGCGCCAGTTCCTGCGCACGCGCGACGCGGTCAGCGACCTTATCCACAATTTCAGCATCATCGTGCTGAAAACGAACATGGAATCTGCCCTGCAGGGCGGCGATGGCGGCGAACTGCTCAAGCGTGCCCGCCTGTTCACCCAGCAGCGTGACAACCAGGGCGTGTTCCTGGTCGACAAGGAAGACGAAGAATTAGAACAGGTTGCTGTCCCCCTGTCCGGCTTGGCTGAGCTCCAGGCGCAGGCCCAGGAACACATGGCGGCCCCGTCGCACATCCCCCTGGTGAAGTTGCTGGGTATCACCCCCAGCGGCCTGAACGCGTCCAGCGAAGGCGAAATCACCGTATTTTACGACTTCGTGCGGTCGATGCAGGAATCGCTGTTCAGCCAGCATCTAACTACCGTGCTCAAGGTTCTGCAGCTGAACCTGTGGGGCAAGGTGGATGACAGCATCACGTTCGAATACGTGAGCCTGGACGAACCCACGGGTACGGAACTTGCGGCCATTCGCAAGTCCGACGCCGAAATGGACGCCACGTACATCAACAGCGGCGTCATCGACCCCGCCGAAGTGCGCGAAAAGGTGAGCCGCGACCCAGCCAGCGGGTACAACAACCTGAAGGGCCCGCCCCCCGACCCGCCGGAACTGGTCGAACACGCCCTGGGCGAAGAATCGGCCGACAACGCGCACGCGCGGGGCCAGGAAGCCGCGGAAGCCCAGGCCGAACGCGACAAGGCAGCGGCCAAAGACAAACCGCCGAAATAGCGGTACGCTGGGGGCCCTGTTTGCCCATCCCTCGAGGATTCCGCCATGCGTCGTTTACTTATCGCTGCCGCGCTGCTGCTCGCCACCGTGCCCGCCCTGGCGGACACCCTGTACATCACCGAATTCAAGGGCGCCCCGCCGAACAGCGTGTATTACCAGGCCGCGACCGCGCCCGCCGTCGCCAACCAGTTCGTGGCTATCACCCCGAATTCCAGCGTGCAGTCGGCTGCGTTCAACAGCGCCACGGGCCTCATCCGCATCCAGTGCGCCACTGACGAAACCACCAGCGTCTGCAACGTGGCCATCGGCGGCACGAACCCGACCGCAGGGGGCACGTCGATGCGCCTAACTAGCGGGCAAACGGAATACTTTGTCGTGAAGGCTGGCGACAAATTGGCCGTGTACCAACAGGGGCCAATCTAATGCTGGTCGCCCTGCTGCTGTCGATGATGAACGTGGGCCAGCTGATGAACCCGGCCACGGGTGTCGGCGCGGGCGGCCCGCCGGTCGAAACTTTCAACATCACCACCGAAGCCGGCGACCCGTTGGTCACCGAATCGGGCGACAACATTGTCCTGGAGACTGCCCCATGAAACACCGTTTGCTGGCCGTCGGCTTTGGTTTGCTCATTTCGTTGGCCACTTTCGCGGCCGATGTTCCCATCAGCGGCCTGCCGGCCGGCGCAGCCATCACCGGCACCGAAGAAATCCCGGCGGTGCAGTCGGCGGCCACGGTCAAAACGACGCCCGCCGCTGTTCGCACGTACGTGTTGGCCAATGGCGCGGCCCTCACGCGCACCAGTGACACCAACGTCACGCTGACCCTGGGCGGCAGTCCGACCACGTCGCTGCTGAATGCTGCATCCATCACGGCCGGCTGGACCGGCACCCTGGCGGTTTCTCGAGGGGGTATCGGTGTCGGCACCCTCACGGGCATCGCCAAAGGAAATGGCACCAGTGCGTTCACCGCTGCGGCTTCGTCCGACATCACGGGCACGTTCAGCGGTACATGCAACAGCACCACATTCCTGCGTGGCGACGGTTCCTGCCAGACGCCTGCGGGGTCGGTGACGCAAACCAATGCCACCGCCTTCCAGCCCACGTGCACCGGCTTCGCGTCCTGCCCGTGGCCCGCAGGTAGCGCGTTCTACTCAATCACCGGGAACATCACGTGCGTGTATATCCGCAACAACGCGGGCACCTCGAATTCAACGGGCTTTACTATCACGATTCCCGCCGCCGCCCGGCCGCGGGCTGGTGGATCACTTGGGCTGTGGGGTTACACCGCAGCGCGCGACAACGGCCCGACCCGTGTTGTGGCCGGCTACCGCGTAGGTGAGGATGGTGTGATTACGTTTTATAACGGCATCGTTCAGACAAACGCGGCCAGCTGGACCGCGTCAGGTTCAAAGGGTTTGGACGAAGATATGAACGTGTGTTTTGCCAACAGCTAACTACTGAGCTCCCGCCATGAAACATCGCATTTTTGCCCTGTCCCTGGGCCTATTCGCATCGCTGGTAGCGTTCGGCGCCGACGTGCCCATCAGCGGCCTGCCCGCCGGCACAACGCTGGCCGGCACCGAAGAAATCCCCGCGGTGCAATCTGCGGCCACGGTGAAGACCACGCCCGCCGCGGTTTCGACGTACGTGAAATCCCAGGGTGCCGCCCTCACGCGCACCAGCGATACCAACGTCACGCTGACCCTAGGCGGCGCGCCGACCACGGCATTGCTGAATGCCACGTCCATCACCGCAGGCTGGACTGGTCAGCTGTCCGTTGCTCGAGGGGGCACCGGGGCCGCTACTCTCACGGGTATCGCCAAAGGCAACGGCACCAGCGCGTTCACCGCCGCAGCATCGTCCGATGTCATTGGTACCTGGACGGGCGGCGGCACTTGCAACAGCACCACGTATTTGCGCGGCGATGGCCAATGCCAGGCGCCCCCAGGGTCGGGCGCGACCTATTCCACCGGCACGTTTACCGCCACGTGGGAGACGGCCTGCACCACCAACCCGACGCAAACCTGGAAATACGTAGTGGTCGGCACCCTGGTGACGCTGACGGCAACGCAGGACATTTCCTGCACCAGCGACAGCACGACGTTCACTGCGTCGGCCGCGCTGCCCGTCGGCATTCGGCCCGATGCCGGGTTCAACATCCTGGGCGCGCGGCTGGTCGACAACGGCACCGCGGATACAAACTCCGGGTGTTTGCGTGTCGAAACTGACGGCAGCCTTACGTGGTTCCGGTCGGTGGCATCGCCCTGCGCAGGTACCGCCTGGACCAATTCGGGCACGAAATCCATTTCGTTCGGCAGCGGTTCGAACAATTCGCCGCGCAGCTGGACATACGACATGGATATTGTCCCCTGATGATTGACACCCTGGTCAGCCCAGCGTTAAGGTTCGGGCACGCAAGCTACTAAGCGTGTCCACCGCGGACGAACGAACAGCAGCCGATGACCCCGCCGGGCTGGTGTTGCCCCGACGGTTACCGCACGTGGCCCTAGGGCACTGGCGTGCAACGGCGGGGTCATCATCTAACTACGTTCCCGGGGGAACTTGATGGCCGATAAACCAAAAGTCGCCCGCGCTGTTCAGCCCAACCGGGGCGTCGAAATCTGGTACCGCGAACAGCTGCAGGATTTCATCCGCGACATGGCGCAGTCGATGCTGGACCATGTGCGCGCGTCGTGGAAGGAAGCGCCCCCGACCCTGGGCCAGGCGATGGACGCGGCGCCGCGCTCCACCAGCGTGCTGCTGAAACGCGCCCTGGAAAAATGGGGCGGCCTTTGGACGCGCAAGCTGGATGACCTATCCGCCAAACTGGCCGACCGATTCACCGACAAGAATTTCCGCGCCACCCAGGCGTCGATGCGCGACTCATTCCGGCAGGCCGGCCTAACGGTGAAGTTCAAACCCACCGCCGCGTCGGTGGAAGCGTACCGCGCGGTCGCGGCGCAGCAGGTCAACCTAATCAAGTCCATCCCCCAGCAGTACCTGAAGGATGTGCAGACGGCGGTGTGGGACAACGTGATGAAAGGTTCGTCCCTATCTACCATGACCGAAGAAATTAAAGCCGCGTACGGGGTGACATACCGCCGTGCGTCACTCATCGCGCGCGACCAGAACAACAAAGCAAAGGCCGTGATTGAGAATACCCGCCGTCAGGAACTGGGCATCACCGAAGCCATCTGGCAGCATTCGGCTGCCGGCAAGGTGCCGCGCCCCACCCACGTGGCGATGAACGGCAAGAAATTCAAACTGTCGGATGGCATGTACGACAGCGCGGTGGGCAAATACATCCTGCCCGGCGAAGAAATCAACTGCCGCTGCACTTCCAAATCTATCATCCCGGGGTTCACATGACGAATTACGAACGCGAGTATGGCCGACTGGTTCCTGACGGTTACGTCGAAATTGCTGAACCGAACGGCACCTGGACGCTGGCGCGCGCCGATGGCGTGCACCTGAGCGACCACGAAGCCCGCATCCTGTTCCCGCAGCCGGACCTGAACGTGTCGGAAGCCCAGGACATCGCGGCCGATGTTGCCGCCCTCGAGCTCCAGCGCGCGGCCGACAATGAAAAGTTCGTCGCCCCGCGGGCGCCGCGCGATGATGACGGCAGCGAATTCGAAGGCCGCCCGGGCGCGCTGTAGTGTTCACCTATCTACTGGTTTTCCTGTCGACGCTGCTGGCCGACGTGGCCTGGACGCGTTACACGCTGGCCGTGACCGACCGACGCGCCCTGCTCGCGGCCATCTGGTCGGCGGCCATCGTTCTGTTCGGCGCGTTCAACATCGTGACGTACGTGCACGACAGCTGGGCCATCATTCCCGCGGCCCTGGGCGCCTTCGCAGGCACATGGTGGGCCGTCGGTCATGGCAAAAAGTGACCACGACCCCCAGGCCGACCGCGTTTACCTGATGGAAAAACGCGCCCTGCGCGGCCACTTTCGACACAAATGCGCCCTGGTGCTGCTGCGTCGATGGGCGCGGCGCCTGTGCCGACTTCACGGGGTGCCCGCCGTCACGGTCATCGTGCGCGCTGAACGCGGGTTCGGCGCCTCCTACATCGACAATCGCATCACGCTGGACCCGAAGTGCGGGCGAAACATGCTCAGTTTCGCGCACGAATTGGCCCACCACGTGGTCGCGCATCGAAATCCCCACGCGCAGGACCACGGTGCGACGTTCATGAAATGGTACGCGCACCTGCTGGATGCGATGCGGCTGGTGCCGGTGGCCGGAATGCAAGCCATCTGCCGCGAATACGGTATTGCCATCGCACCCCTGGCTGCGGTACAAAGGCATCCCCCACTGACACGTAGGTCAAATCCGACATGGCTGAACAAAAACGCACCCTGAGCACCTTTCGCAACGCGCACGACCGCAGCGTGGTTGTGCCGGCGAAAATCCGAACGGCCCTCGAGAAACTGGCGAAGACCAAAGGCCCCGAACACTGGGAATACCACATGGACTTCGCGAAGATTGCCGGCGTGAGTTTGGCGGACATGTCCGCGTACGCTGACCAATTCGAAGACCACATAGTCCTGGCGCCCGCCGAACTGGGTTCGAAGCGCACACCGAAGCGGGTGTGGTTCGTGACCGTCAAGGCTGCCAAAGCCGCGCGCGGCGAGTAATAATCAGGGGGCCACTGTGCCCCCTTTCCTTTTCAGGTGCCCCATGACGAAGACGCCCCCCAAAACCGTTGCCGATTTCAAGGCGAAACACAACCCCGCCACCATCATCAAGCGCCTGGAAGCCGACCTGGCCGAAGTCAGCGCGCAGCTGGGCGTCGAAAACGCCATCAAAGAATTGCTGGGCACCACGGTGCTGGAGCTCAACACCATGCGCCCGCCCGCGTGGCTGGAACCGAAGAAACACAAGGCGAGCAGCCCGGGTGTCCCCACCATCTTCCTGTCCGACCTGCACTGGGGCGAAGTCGTGAACCCGCGCGAAATCGGCGGCGTGAACGAATACAACCTGGAAATCGCGCGCAAGCGCCTCAAATACACCGTCGACACCGCGGTGTATCTGTGCCGAATTCTCAGCCCGAACATGGATTACCCCGGCATCGTTTGCCCGCTGGGCGGTGACATGATTTCCGGCGACATCCATGAGGAACTGGCGGCCACGAATGCGCTGCCGACGATTCCCACGGTGCTCGAGCTATGGGAACAACTGGCCAGCGCCATCCGCATGCTGGCCGACAAATTCGGGCACGTGTTCTGCCCCTGCGTGTCGGGCAACCACGGGCGCAACACGAAGAAAACCTGGGCGAAGAATCGGAACCGCACGTCGTTCGACTGGATGCTGTACCAGATGCTGGCCAAAGAATTCGCGAATGACCCGCGCGTCAGTTTCTACGTGCCCGACGGTTCGGATGCGCTCTACAAGATTTACAACACCCGGTACCTGCTCACGCACGGCGACCAGTTCAAAGCTGGAGACAGCATCATCGGACCCATCGGCCCGCTGATGCGC